CAGCTCAAGTCGGCCTTGCTCAAGTCGGCCTCGCTCAAGTTGGCCTTGCTCAAGTCGGCCTCGCTCAAGTTGGCCCAGCTCAAGTTGGCCCCGCTCAAGTCGGCCTTGCTCAAGTCGGCCTTGCTCAAGTCGGCCTTCATATCTTCCCAGCCTTCGCAGTCCTCTTTGAGCCAGTGATTGTGCTGTTCTACAATTTTGTCAAGTTCTTCCTGTGTCATGATTTACCTCCATTTCTCCGCTTTTGCTAGGCACTTACGTTCTACTTCTTGCCATTTGTACTCGTCGATACCGATGAATGGATTATATTCACACATAGCCTTGCATGCCTCTTTATTAAACTTGGCAGTTATCGCTCGGTGCATCCACAGTGCGCGTTTCAGTTTACGGTTCTCCATACCCGCATCCACGCTCTCTGCGTATGCCGTGGCTTTCGCATCCTCAAGTTTCTGCTTGAGTTCTGCGTTCTCGGCTTCAAGTCTATCGAATGCTTCGCTTACGGCTATTGTGTTCTTGAACCCTCGCTTTGCGAATCCGCAGCCTTCCCAGAAGAAGTCGTGCATTTGGCACTTGTCCTTTAGTTCCGCGATGGCCGCGTCCACGTCGTCAATGTCGTAGGCCTTCCACGGCTCACGATGCTCCACGCCGTTGATGTCCTTGCCCATGTTGCACTCTAGTTCAATGGGCTTTAATTCATCGCACTTCATTTTATGCCTCCTGGTAGATTCCAGATGCCACCCTTGCGGCGTACACTGTCGGGCTCTCTTGTTTCAGTTTATCTCTGTATTCCGCTTCGGTGTAGCAAGTCAAGCGCAGATACGCGCGGTGGAACGCCTCATCGGTGCAGTCGCACGTAGTCACAACCGGCTCACGGCAGGCGCGCTCCCCGAAGCATTGATACGCCTCTATGGTCGTGCCATCCTTGCGCTCCCACGTGTACGTCAGTGCGTTGACAAGGCACACGTCCTGCGCGGTAACGTCACGACCGCACAAGAAGCACTTGCCCACCACGTCCTCGTTTTTCAAGCGGTCATCGTCGCGGAGGTCGTAGGCGAAGGGGAGTTCCTTGTCGAAACGGTCAACGCATGCGGCGACGTATTTCACGATGTCTCCGTCGGCGCGCTCGAATTCCTCGTCGCAGATTTGCGATGCCTTGCGCTCGTTGTCCTCGAACGAGGTGTCGCGCGGCTCCAGCATCGGGAGGAATGAGATTTGGTCGGTCATGCGTTGCCTCCTGTTTGTTCTTTTACAAAGTCGGCAACGTCCTTGCTTGTGAAATACGGTGGGTTCCCGAAAACGGCTAAAACCGGGCTGCATTTCTTCTGGTCGTTGTTGAAAAGCAATTTCATTGCCTTTTTTATGCGCCTATTGTTCATGCCATCCTCAAGTTACAGCAATCGTCCGGGTTGGGGTTGAACTCTTTTTTCCAGTATTCGTATGCTCGGCTTTCGTCCTCGCAGACGGTTATCTGCTTGAACTTTATGTTCTTTATAAGTTCCTTCTTGATTTCGAGAGGAAGGTGACTATATCCGCTCTGCTTCACGATGTAGTCGGTAAAGTCGACCATATCGCCGAACCACTTTCGAATCCACGTATTTACGCGGAGAAACTCCACAATAATTTTGTCGCACTTCACGGCGTTTAGTTTTTCGTAGTCGACGAACTCCGGGATAAACGGGGAGAGGCGCAACGCCACATCAAATCCCGCGGATTGCAGTTTCTCTATTGCCGCTATGCGTCTGCTCGGTACGACGGCCTTCTCGTATTTCAGCGCGAGCTCGTCATTGGTAGTGGTAACTGTTACCTGGATGTGTGCGAGTTCCTTGTCAAGAATATTGATGTACTTATCGCTTGCAACAAGGTCGGACTTTGTGACGATAAGGTATGGTATTCTCCTCGCGTTCATCATCCTTATTGTCTCATACGTTACTCCGTGCTCGTTTTCGCACGGCTGGAAGCAGTCGGTCATACCGCCAAGACGTATAGCCGGAGCAACCTTTATTTTTCCATTCGCTATTTTATCAAGCACGTTGCGAACCTTCTTTACGTCAACAACCGACGGCGAGAGCGGGTTCCAGAGTTTGCGAAAATCCAGCAGGGATTTTGCGTAGCAATACTTGCAGTCGTGCGAACACCCGCAGCCATACGTATCGAGGCGTACGGGATAGTGACACTTGCTACCCTCATTACCCCCCCCCACGTTCTTGAAAAACGATTTAAATTCTTTCTTTTCCATTTTATATCTCCTTAAAAAAGAACCGCGTAAAGAGGATATTCGCAGAACCCGCTTGTCGCCGTCATTCCCATATTCTGGATAAGGCCCGCGTCCTCCGCGTTCTTGATGAGTTCAACCGGGTTGTTGTTGGTATCGATGTAGACAAGGTCGCTGCCGAAGGACCCCGGCAAGTTCACGGATAGAACCGAATAAACCTCTCCGTTCCCGTCCTTTACGAGTAGCGCGGTTGTGTTGTTAGACTCATACGTACTTTTTTCTAACGTGAACTTCTTGTTCTTGTATTTGAATGTTGTTTTCATTTTTTGTTCCTTTTGGGTTGTTTGTTTAGAAAAGCGAATATTGTCCGTTTTTGTTCATGATCGGGGCGGGCTCCGGCTCCTTTTTTGGTTCTTCGACAACTTCTATCGGTTCCGGGTTTTTACTTATTTTTTGCGCGTCCGTTTTACCTTTGTTATTTCTCATCTTGACCTCAAAATGAGGCCATGCAAAAAGGTACGCTGGTGTGTACCACGCCTGGCTATATTCAAGCGATAGAGCGTTCCCCAGGCGAACAACGGCAGGGACTCCAAGAAGAGAAAGCGTTAAGTATGTCATGTGCACGCAACGCGGGTCAATGTCGCCACAGTCCACAAAACAGTTCCACGCATAGTTTACGTTCATCGAGTGAAGGACATCTACAACCGCCACAACCATTCCACCCGCTCCGCACGTAGGTTCATGGATAGTGAAAACGTAGTTAGGGTCGTCTTGCAGTTTACTCCGTATTAGTTCCCTGTCCAGATTAACCTCGGCTGCAACACGCGATACACAATACGGCGTAAAAAACTGCCCCGCCTTACTGTTGCTTGTGCCGGACGCCATGTATATTTCCCCTGCCCAGTCGCAGAAATCGGCATCACCCGTTGTGGCCTTTGTTATTTCTCCGCCAAGTATCGCAAGACCTTGAGAGAAGTTTTCAAGTTGCGCCTTCGTGTACGTGGACGCTATGTCCATATAATGCTTTTCTAACTTGTCGTGGTCTTTTCCGTGGTCTACAGAATTACGTATGGATATGGCGCAAAGTTCAAAGAACTCCTTTACAACTGAATAATAGTCCCGGTTTGCCACCGAGTCGAAAATCCTGTTTAGTTCCTTTTTGAGTTCCAGATTCATACGTTAATCTTCTTCGCTTCAAAAGTTTTCCCGCAGGGGCATGAGTTTCGTGGGTCGTTGCTCATTCGATAGGATTGGGGTTTGACTTCGTAAAACTCAACGGAGACCCCCTGCGGTTTCTGGCAATCGTTTGTTCATGCCATACTAGGTGACCCGTGCGAGGCTGTGTGAGGGGGTTCAGTGTTGTGGTATACCCCGCACGGGTCTAAACTTGTGGGCGTTGTTTTACCGAGGTGCGTGACCGCGCCAAATCCTCGAAATATGCCGCAACGCTCAAGGCGTTGCTCCACTAATTGCCATCTGCCGTTAGCGCGGCGACATAGCCACCGATGGCGGTAGCGCACAGAGTTTGTGCTTATCGTGACAAGGCTTTGGCAGATACCCCGACAGCGGGAATAAGAGCAAGGCTTTATGACGACTTACGCCTTCTTTATCTAAGAGCCTAAAGACCTTTGGAATCCGTGCGAACAGAAACGAATCTCGTTGTCTAAATGCCCCTTCGGTAAAGAAGGAGTCCACCGCTGAATCCGTGCGCTGGGGCTTCGTTCGCAGGCACTCGCCTGCTAGTGGCACTCGCGGAATCGAACCGCGACTTTGTGGCGGTGGAAAATGAACAAAACCGCCAACCGACACCGAGTGTGCCGTGATGCACTCTTCCTCGTTTCTTCGGAGTTAGTTGAGCAGAGTGCGAGAGTGGCGTTCTAACTCGTCAAGGTTCGCCCCGTATTCCCCGGCGGCCGGGGCCACGCCGCCTTAGCCGGAGAAACGGCTAGAAGGGCAGGTCGTCAGGGTCCTCGTCCGAGTAGTCGTGCATACTTCCGAACGCGTTCTTTGTGGCGCCTGCGGTCTGCTGCTCCTGCGTGGCGTAGTGGGTCGGCTGCTGGTTCTTCGGCGTGAGCACCTGGAAGGATTCCATGTTGACTTCGGTTGCGTAGCGCTTCTGGCCGTTCTGGTCGGTCCAGCTGCGGGTAGCGAGGCGGCCTTCCACGTAGAGGCTCGTGCCCTTGCGGATGCCGAGCTGCTCGACGATGTCGGCCACCTTGCCCCAGCCTACGACATTGTGCCACTGCGTCTCCTCCTTCTGCTCGCCGTTCGCGTCGCGGTAGCGGCGGCTGGTGGCGATGGAGAACGAGACGCACTTTCGCCCGGACTGCTGGCCGAGACGGATTTCCGGGTCCTTGCCGAGGTTCCCGATGAGCATCACCTTGTTCAAATATGCCATGCTGTGCTCCTTTACTTCATGTTGAGGGTGCGGACCTTCGGCTTCTGCTCGATGGTGTCGGGGAACATGTCCATGATCTTCTCGACTGTGAGGCCGGACGCCTTCGACATGGCCGAGACGGTCACGGTGTCGAGGAGCGCGTCCTTCGCCACGAGCTTCTTGTTCACGAGGATGTTCGCCACCACTGCGCCGGCGCCCGGCCTGAACTCGTAGGTGTAGGACTGCTTATTCCACTTCACGTTCGGCGGGAGTTCCTCCTCGGTGCCGACGTTGTAGGTGTGCTTGAGCACCTCCTTGATGCTGGCGACGGTCTTTTCCATCCACTTCATCGCCTCGTTCAGTTCGCGGAAGGCTGCCGTCTTGGCGTTGCGTGCCGAGATGAAGGCGGGGACCTCCTCCTCGGTCATCTCCACGCCAGCGTGTTCCAGGGCGAACCTGTAGGCGTCCATCGCGCCCTCGCTGAGTACCATGTTCCCGAATTCCTCCGGGCGGATGATCATTACTTCCTTGCTAGCCATTGTCGGCCTCCTTGTTTGCTTCGGTGACTGCCATCTGCGCGGACTTGTACACCATCTGGCGTACGTTCGCCGGTACCTTGTCCAGGTCGGCGACCTGCATCTCCTTGAGGGCCGCGTCGTAGGCCTCGGGCGCCTGCTGGCGGAGTTCGCCCATCATGCTCACGAACTTCGCCTTCTGCTCGTCGTCGGAGCCCTTCTTTGTCGCCTTCTTCGGTGCGGGCTGCTGCGTGGGCTCGTCCATCACCTGGTAGTCGGTATCCTCGGCTGCAGCCGTGCCCATGTCCTCGATGTCCTGGGTGAACTCGCAGGAGCCGCCCGTCGCCTTGAGGGTCGCGTCCACGAGGGAGCGCTTGCTCGCCATCTTGAGCACAGTGTTGTACACGTCGGCGATGTCCGGGTTCTCCATCTTCCTGTCGCCCTTCCTGAAAATCTTCCAGGCGCCGTTCTCGTCCTTCTTTGCGACAAACCCCTTGCCGCCGAGGAGCGCCGGGTCGCGGTCCTTCCAGTAGGCGGATGGCACCGGCTTGCCCGTGTTCTCGAGCTCGCTTCCCCTGTAGCGGTACTTGCTTTCCATAGTGGAGCAGGAGCCGAGGCCGGTGGCGATGGGCGTGCCGGTGACGATGCTGGTGAGCGTCGTGGTGACGGTGTACTCGCGGTGGCCGTTGCCGAGGTCGGCGATTTCCACCTTCGCGTCGGGTGCGAGCTTGAACGCCATGCACAGGAGCTCGGCTCCGTTCTTGAGGAGGGTGGGCTTCGTGCCGCATCCGGGTACGACACCGTAGTGCACGTCCTTCTGCATGATCTGGCGCTTGATGTCGGCGACCATTCCGGCGCGCGCCTTGAGTTCGTTGAGCCCCATCATGAAGTCGGGGTTCTCGTGGATTTCCGCCACGGCGGTGTTGTTGTTGTTTTCCATTTTGTTTCTCCGGTTTTTGTGTTGAATTCTATCCGAGTTCGGACATGGCCACCTCGGCCATGCCTGTGATTGCGCGCTGCCAGTCCTCGAGGGCGGACTTGCGGGCGACCGCGAGGCGGGTGAGTTCGTCCACGTGCTCCTTGCCCGTGCGCTGGTGCATGACCGCCATCGTCGCGAACTCGCTCGCGGCCTTGAGCCACTGGACGTTCGCCTTGTAGTAGTTGCGTTCGAGGATGTCGATGTCTTGTCGTGTAGTTGCCATTTTTTACTCATTGTGTTTAAATCATTGTCAGCAGTGCCACGGCGATGATGGCTGCTCCCACGGATGCCCCGACGAGTGCCAGCGCGATGCCGTTCGTGCTCTCGTATTCGTTCTTTTCCACGCTGTCGTGGATGCCGTCGTTCGCGCGTTCGCGCTTGAAGTTGAGTTCGTTGTTGTTCATTTTTTCCTCGCTTTTTAAAAAGTATTGGAGAGCATTCTCGCGGTCCAGTCCGTCGTGGCGAAATCCGCTCCCGAGACCCGGATGCGCTCGACTTCCTTCACGACCTTACCCACCGTGGAGGCCTCGCCCTCGACAATCAAAAAGGCCCGATTCGGCTCACCACGCGCGATGAACTGCGATGCGGTCTTCTTCGACTTGTAGACGTGTTCGGTCATATAAACCTCATTGTTAGTCCTCGATCATGCCGAAGTCGTGCATCATCGAGATGACCTTCGGCAGATAGTGCGTTTTTCCGATTTTCTTCAAAGCATTCTCAACAACATTTGTCATCCCCTGCTTGACGCAGATAGCGATGCGGAGCGGGTGCGGAAGCGCGTCCGGGTTAGACCCGAAGCGGTAGAAGTCACCGCAGAACCTCTCGACCGCAGGCTCGACGTAGTTCATGAAGCTGTCGTATGCCTTCTCGTCGGCGAGCGTGCGCTTGCCCTCGCTCTTGTAGGTTCGGCTCACGTCGCAGAACTTGCCGTACTTGTCGACGAGTGTGCAGTAGAGCGCGACAGTGCGCCTGCGGTTTATGGCCCTTATACTAACCATTTAGGGGCCTCCATCAGTATGTTCGGGATTTTTATCGGCTCTTTCTTTGTCGGAGGTATAGCGCGCTTTTCCTTTCTGTAAAGAGCGTCAAGCGCGATAAAGGATTGAAGGCTCTTGAGGTTATTGTCCTTGAACTCCGGCATCCATGGGTACTTCCCGCAGTCGTTGATATAGTTTTCGCCATATTTTTTTACGCACCATTCAAGGTCTCCGATTGTTACGCAGTGAGGCATCATGCCCTTTTCGTCGTGCATCTCGTGAGCATCAGCAAACAGTCGTCTCAAGTTCCTTGTCGGCACGTCCATCTTGTAGACGTAGTCGACGAACATCTCGAAATCCTCATCGTTCATCTTGTCACCCTTGTACTTGAAGATGTCCTCTTTTACGAGGAACGAGATGATTTCGACGCGCATCGCCTTTACAAGCTTGTCGACTGTTTCTTGAAGTTCCATTATCCCACCTCTCCCATTTTTTCGGCCATCATCTTATTGACGACGGAGTCGTCTTTAAAGAAATTCGTGCGCTCATCTCGCTCAATCTGCTTGAACGACTTTTTGCCTTTACTCGCATCGGTATCCTTGCGCCTGCCCCAATTCAAGAGCGTCGCGTAGTGACTCTTGTACCTTTTCCCGCTGCTCGCCAGGTACGAGGACAGCTCTTCGATGAGCGCGTTCGCCCGTTCTGCGCCCTCTGCCTGCACGAGCTTCTCGAACTCGGCGGTGGTCATCTTGACGTTTCCGAACTCGCCGTATGAGTTCTGCGGCGGTATGGTGCTGGAGGGCTTGCTAGTTGCCCTCCCGTCCACGGGTCGCTTGTCCTTATCGGTCAGGCCGTCGAGAGTCTCGGTGTCGGCAGATGAACAGGTTTCCAAATTGGCGGCATCTCTGCAGTCGGTTTCGTTCTGCGAGCCCTCGCGGGTGTCGCCATCTGCCGACAAGTTCTTTGCGTCCTTTGCCGCCCTGATGTCGGCAAGGACCTTCTCGTATTCTTCGCGCCCGTTCTGCGCGACAATCTCCTCGACAATTTCCTCTTCGGTCGGTGATTCGTTGTTGTCGCGCTTGTTCAAAATCCCCTTCGCGATGGACTTCCAGCGACCGAGCTTGCCGTTCGCTGCAAAACCCTTCGAGAGCGTGATGCAGTACATCCCGAACGGCAGCGGGTTCTTCTTGCGACCGCCATATATCAGCGTATCGCGGAACCTTGCGGCCCAATCCTGCGCGACCTTCGGCGACTCTGCCGCACGGTCGAGTTCCAGGATGAGCTCCTCGACATCTATGTAGATGGAGTTAATCACGCACGCCTTCCATCTTGCTTACGATCGATGCGGCGACGGTAGATTGGTAAGATAGCGCGTATTCGGTCGTGGCATCGCCTGCTTTGCTGGCGTTGTCAGCCGCGGCCTTCAGTTCGTCGCGCTTGGTTTTTGCTATATTGAGGATGAACTCGCGTTCTTCCTTCGTGCAGGAAAATGTTGCCATAAGGCCTCCGTTCGATTAAAACGGAAGCCGTGAAAATGGTTTAAATATTCCGCATTATCGGCAACCGTTTATGTATAATTTATAATTAAAAATTGCAAAATGCAATAGTTTTCTAATAAAAATTAGTAAAAAGTAGTTTACAAAATACCCGTAAATTGAGGGGGCTTAAAATGGGCTTTTGAGGGGGCTTGAAGTACCCTTTGACAATAGAATAGAATAGAATTAAATAGAATAGAATTGAATAGAATAGAATGGAATAGAATAGAATAGAATAGAATAGAATAGAATAGAAGTAAAGTAAAACAAACTATGTTTGTGTGTGTGTATCGCGCGCGCGCGAGAAAATCGTTTTTCGCATACTTGCCCCACCAAAACGCAAAAGAGCCCCCGGAAGGGGCTCTCCGTGCAAATGCGGGGCGTTCTAGTCCTTGGGCTTGTCCTCTCCCATGTCCTTCTTTGTCAGTTCCTGGAGCATCTGCTCGATGCGGTCGAGGCGTTGCCAATTCGACGCGTTGTTCTCGAAGAACCGAAGGAGGGCGAAGAACACGTAGAGGATTATGCCCCACACGACGATCGTGCCGACAAGTTCCCAGCTCATTTTGCCCCCTTGTTGACCTTGATGTAGGCATTCAGCAGCCACCGAACGAAGCCCGACCTGTTCCCCACCTCCGCGACCGGCTCCCCTCCCTCGATGGCCACCGACATCGCCTTCTCGAGCTGCCGGCGGTCGAGCATCAGGTTGATGCGCTCGAAAGGCCTGCCCTTGGATTTCTTGTTCATACGGCCCTCCTTATGGGTTCGCTCCAGACGACGAGCGGCATGTATGACGGCGGGATGCACCCGAACACGCGCGTGAGTGCCTCATCCCTGCTTGTCGCCACCACGGACTCCGTGACGGTGGTGCAGGTCGGGCCGTGGAAGTGGCACACGTGCCACAGAAAATGCCTGAGACGTTGCAGTTTACGCATATTGACCTCGCTTTTTTTGGATTTAAGGGTTGTAATGAGCGAAAAAGAAAGTTAGATGTTGTGTTTTTCCATAAAATTTTTGCCAATCTTGACGATTTTGTTTACAAATTCCTCGTTGCCTTCGATGGCGCAGGTGCGCACCTTGTTGTAGTCTGCGTGGCCGTATGACGGTGAACAGAAGTAGAGGTGGGTGTGGCCAAGCATGGGCACCTTGGTGTAGTTGCCGTGCTTTTCTGTAAGCAAACGGCGGAGCATATGGAGCGCAACGCTTCTGTAATGGGAATCGCCATACTGGCCGTATGCACCACGCTTGTACCATGCCATAAGTTCAGCCGCTTCGAATCGGGTCTTGCGCTGCGATTGGTAGGCCATAGCATACGCCTTGCGGGATTCTCGAATAGTTGTGGAAATATCTTGAATTAGGCCGTAGACTTCCTTTTGCGAAGGGGTTCGGCCAATCTTGATCGCGGCAAGATGCCAGACTTCGGTTTGATTTTTACCTTTCAGGGCGTCTCTGAATGCTTTTTTTGTGAATTTCATTTGATTTTCCTCGCTTGTTGTTTGTTTACATTTCAAATATACACACTTTACACACATTTCGCAATAGTTTTATTGTAAAACTTTCTTTACAATTTATTTAATTATTGCATTTATGCGCATATTTGCATAAATTTACGAGTGTGAAGGGGGTTCGCAGATAGCGAGGGCGAACCCAAATGGCAAGAAATCAACGTAGACGCGCGCAGGAGGCTCTTTTCAGCCCAGACCCGTCAACTATACCACCCGACGAAGAAAAGGCCGCAGAACGCACGGAAACGCAATTAACGGACGTGCCGACAATCACTCCAGACCCATCCCCTGCCGACTACATCTCCAGTCGGTACGGTATCGAAACCAACTGCACCAACGTGCCGCGGCTCTTGTACGCCATCCTCTGCGAGGTGGTAAGGGGGCGAAAATGACCGTCATCCCTGCCAAAAAGACAAAAAATGTCACAAGGACGGCAAAAAAGCCGATTTTGCGCGAAAAATGCGCGGTTGCTGAATCCGCAACCGCCAAAAAGACCGAAACTCGCGGCGGTTTGCAGAATTTTAGGGGGAAGCACGTCCTTACTCCAGAACGTGCCCGGGAACTATCCTTCAAGGCGACAGAAATCAAGAAGGTGCGCGCTGCCGCTCGTGCGCGCTTGCTTGACATCGCCCTCCACAAAGGGCAACTTGAAAACCTTTTTCGGGACGGGCTGAACGGCGACACCGATGCGATGGCGATTGCGGAAAAGGCCGCGAAGATGGTCGGCCTCGATTACCAGGCGAGCCCCGAAGCGTCGAAGAAGATCGAACTCGCCGGAAAACTCGACAACAACTTGAACGTCCACATCGAGAAGGTGTAGCGTGGATGTCACGCTGAAACTCCTACCCCATCAGCGAAAGTTGATGGACTCCACCGCAAACAAGTCTTTGCTTTTGTGCGGACGTGGCGCGGGTAAGTCCTTCGTGCTTGCCGCGATAACCCTCTTGACCATCTTGCAGGGCAAGAACGTGATGGTGGGCGGCCAGCGGTACGACACGCTCCACGATACGCTCTATGCCGAAATCAAGCGCATGGCGACCGACTGGGGCATCTACTCGTTCATCGAGTGGCGCGAGGCCCCGATGCAGATGCGGTACAACGGGCATTTCGTCTACTTCGGCACATACGAGTCGGTGGATGCATCGCGTGGCTACACGAATATTTCCCTGCTATTGCTCGACGAGATGTTCCTCGCTCCCCTGCCAATCCTCTCCGTCTGGGGACCGTGTATGCGTGGCCCGGAGGTCGACAAGCCCCGCATCATCGGAGCGACCACGCCACGCGTCGACAGCGGATGGAACGTGCTCATGGCTTCGAGCGACTGCGACTGGGAAATCATCAAGGCCACCACGCGCGACAACACGTTCATCACCGACGAGCAATATGCGCTCATCCTATCCGGCATCACTACCGACGAGATGCGACGCCAGGAACTCGACGGCGAAATCCTTGTCGGCAACGGAGCGACATCGCTCATCCGTCTTGACGAGTTCCCGCTCGTTGCCGCGACCACGCTTGACGAGACGATCGTGGCGGGGCTCGACTGCGGCGAGGGTGTGGAACGTGACGCGACCGCGTTCTTCGCTCGACGCGGCAACACCGTGCTCGATATGTGGAAGCTGAACGGCATCGACCACGAGGAGACCGTGCGGCGCATCGTCAACTTCAACCACAAGCACAAAATCGGCAAGCTGAACATGGACATGGCGTTTTCCGACTACGAGTTCAACATCCTCAAGTACGAGATGCCCTGCGAGCAGATTCCGTTCTCGCGCCATCCGAGCGAGGACAACCGCGAGAAGTTCGCGAACATCCGCGCCGAGATGATGTTCAACTTTGCCGCGCAAGTGAAGCGCGGTCTATGCGTGGACGGGTTTGACCTAACGCCAGAACTGAAACGGCAGGCCTGCGCGCTATCGTGGCGCAAGGATAGGCAGGGCCGCTTGCTCGTGACACCGAAGGATGACCTGCGCGTGTTGCTCAAGATGTCCACCGACATCCTGGACGCTGCCGCGCTTTCGTGCGTGGAACTCTCCAACATCGACGACCCGGTCATCAAGACGGCGGGGAACGACATGGACGTGGACGAAATCGAGAGGATAATGGATGAAGCATAGATTCCCGGCATTCGAGAACGAGGACGTGTTCGCCATGTGTGTGCGCCTGCGCAGGGTTCACCGCATCACCAGCGAACTCGACGACATGATTGGCTCGGTCTTGTTCGCCATCGTGCGTCTCGCGGTCGCCATCAACCTGCGGAGCGCGGATGCGTACCTCGAGGAAGTATGCCGCGATGACGACGTGCAGATGGAGGTGGTCTTGATGCTGCTCGACAAGATAGACACGGATGCCAAGACCGAGAACCCGCACGCGCTCATCAACTATCTGCTCGGGGTCGCCATCGCGCGGTTCAAGGTGGTGCGGCGCAACCGTGCGAACCGTCAACGCCTGCGCCCGACAAAGTTGATGAGCGCACTAGACAACGATCGGATTGGCAAGCAACACAGCGTTGAGTTCGCTTTTGCAACGTGTCGCGATATTGACGGCAAAGAAATTTTGAAAACCTAAACCGAAGGAGGACACGATGTCCAGATTAGACAAGGCTCTCGCCGAACTTGCGGCTGAGAAACCCGAAGAAACGAAACCGACCGAGCCGAAGCCTGAAGAAACCCAGGTGGAACAGCCGACCGAAACCCCGGAAGACAAGACCGAGGAAAAGCCGGAAGAACCCGAACAGCCTGCCGAGCCGAACGAGGACAAGCCCGAAGACAAGCCCGAAGAACCGAAGCCTAAGAAGGAAATCCCCGACGACCCGATGAAGCGCGCCGAGTATTCGTTCCGCAGGCAGCTCGACAAGAACAACAAGAAGCACGCCGACGAACTTGCCGCGCGCGACAAGGAGAACGCCGAACTCAAGGCGCGACTTGCCGAGATCGAGAAGAAACTCGACCCGCAAAACGTGCCAAAGACCCGCAAGGACTTCGAGAGCGACGATGACTACATCGACTACCTCACGCAGCGCAGGGTGAACGCCATCCTCGCCGAACGTGACGCGGAAGCGAAGAAGAAGGCCGACGCGGATGCGGAAACCAAGCGCAAGCAGAAGGAAATCGACGATGAGGCGAGCGAACAGCAGCGCGTGTGGATGGAGAACGTCCACGCGGCGTTCAACGACGAGAAGCGCGAGCAGGAGTTCTACGCGAAGGTGCAGTATTGTTCGCAGCGCGGGCTCGGGCAGATTCTCGACGAATGCCCTGCCGCTGCCGACTTCCTCATGAACCACCCGCACGGCCCTCGCGTCATGGAGAAGGTGCTGAACGACCAGCAGACCTTCCGCGACGTGTTCGGCGACGGTTCGCGCCGTGTCTCGCAGCTCGACGTGTACTATGCCCTTCGCCGTGTCGATGAGCGCATGGATGACGCACCCGCTGCGCCTGCCACCCCTGCCGCGCCGACAAAGCCCACGATGCCGCACTTGGGCAAGCCAGGAAAGCAGGCGGGAGCGGGAGTCAAGCCAGACATCTACTCCGACCCGGACGAGATGCGCGCGTTCGTGAGACGCTTCAAGTAAAAAATTTTAAGGGGGTGCGCCTTCTCGCGACAATATGAGTGCAACGGGGAATCGCGAAACCCCGTTCGCAGAGTCGGCGCACGGCCCCTTGTCTTTGGTCGAGACGTTAAACACAACCACTTGAAGCACCCATGACATTGTCCGTAGGTGCGCGGACGATTAACCGAATACCTACACCATTTGCGCACGTGTTGTGCGCGGAGGATAATCTCATGGCATTTGCCAACAGCAAGAAATTGAAGCTCATCGCCGCCCTCGTGGGTGACGAGATGAACTACATCAAGGGCGCAAAGTCCCAGTTCCCGCAGGCAGAACTGAAGGGCAAGAAGTACGGCATGAAGGTCACCGGCTATCTTGCTGACCCCGGCACCGTTCACGACGGCATCGTTGCCAACCCCGACTCTGTGAACGAACCCGAAATCAACGCCTACATGAACAACAAGAACTCCTCCGTGGAACTCGACCTCTGGGATGAGTTCGTGAACACCGAGGACGGCGAAAAGTTCATGGAAGAAATCGGCGCACTGCGCGCCAAGAACCTCGCCATCAACACGCAGAAGGCCGTCATGGATGAAAACATGTTCGCCTCTGCCCAGGCTCTCGTCGTGACTTCCGCAGACTTCAAGCTGCTCACCAAGTCCGCGAAGGCCCTGAACGAACTCGGCGTCGCTGGCAAGAAGCTCTCCTTCCAGTCCCCGACCATCATGGGCGACATCGCGGAAGGCGGCCTCGCCAAGTTCATCCCGAACGAGAAGATGACGAAGATTTACGAGGATGCCTACCTCGGCAAGTACGGTGGCGCAGAACAGATTGAACTCGCCAACGTGCCGGTCATCAACACGACCAACATGGACGCTGCCCCGACCATTTCGGGCACGATCGTCAAGGATGCCAACAACAACGTGCTCGGCGTGACCGCCATCAGCGCCATCACTCCTGCCACCTCGGGCAAGCTCCTCGCGGGTATGCCGTACAAGTTGAGCGGCCTCAAGGTTCGCACCGCTGCCGGTATCGAGACCGAGCAGGACTACGTCGTCATTCCGCACATGGAGAACCGCGGCGGCACTTCCGTGCTCGTCATCCCCGAACTGCGCATTGCCGCTCCGGGTACGGGCTACAACAACGCGAACGCCGTCATCGCTGCTGCAGCCATCAGCGCGGCTGCTTCCGGCACGACCGTCACGTTCACCCTCACCCCGATGCTCACCGCTTCCAAGCAGTACGTCGTGGGCCAGGTTCGCACAGAGTCCTGCCTCTCCTTCGACCAGTACCGCTTCAACAGCCTGCCGGGTTCCGAAGTCAAGGACGTGGGCACCGATGGCAACATCACGCTCAAGGTCATGGAGTTCGGCGACGGCAAGAACGGCGTGAAACTCTTGCGCATCGACCTTCCGTTCTGCGCCAAGATTTTCGACCACCGCGAATCCGTCACGACCTACACGCTGGTCTCGTAAGCCTCGCTAAACTCAAGCCTCCTTTGGGTTATGCTCGCCGGATAATTCCGGCGGGCTTTTTGTGGTTTTTCTTCGCGACAAAATGAAGGCATGACCGTAAATGAAATTGTAGACTCCGCTTGCCGCGACCTCTCGATGATTGCGGATGACGAACACGCCGATGGCGCGCTGCTCGACTCTTGCGCGGAACTTCTCAACACCGCCATCGCAGACCTCAACAGCGACAACTACATCGCGTCAAACATTCGCGAGGATGTGGTGACCGCTGCGGGGAGCATCAAGTTCTTCACGCCCATTGCAGGCGAAATCACGGCAGGAAACGTCGTGCCTATCGAACCGCCCGACAACATCATGGGCGTGGCGCGTCACGTTGGCATCCGATGGATGCAGCTCCAGCCCATCAGCGTCGAGGACGTGTCCTCGCTCGCTTCGGGTTCGCTCCCGCAGGGCTATGCGTACAACGTGTATGCGGACAAGGCCCCGGACAACTCGACGCGCATGGTGGGTGAAATCAAGATGAACGGCACGGCGGGTGCGGAGTTCAAGGTGTTCTCCGCGCAGAAGCTGCCGCACTACTCCGCAGGCGATACGATTTACTTGTCTCCCCTCTACAAGAACCTCATCCTCTACGCGCTCGAGGCGCGGATGGTGAAGAGGTACAAGCTGTTTGCCTACAAGGAATCCGTCGCGGAGGACTTGCTCGAGGCGAAGGATGCCATCGACAAGAACGCGGCGGTCAATAGGCCGCTCACGAACCTCGGACAGCTAGCAGGCTCGTACATGGATGACTACTACAACGGCCTCGGCGGGGTGGGCTTGTAATGGCGGCGAAAGTTACAAATATGCTCGTGGGCGCAACCGACCGCGCGAAATTCGCGGCGGTGCAGGGCAGCGCGTGGAGCAACAACATCTACTACTCGCGCAACGGCAAGAACGAGTACATGGAGAGCGTGCCTGGCTTGAAGAAGTTTGCGATGACCTCGACGAGCGCGGTGTGCCGTGGCTCATACGTGAGCACTATCGGCCTGCGTTCGGAATCCTCGCCCGAGGATATGTTCGCCGTGTTCGGCACGACCTTCTACCGCGTCACGACTGCGGGAACGTTGCAAACCCTCGGAACGGTTGCCCCGAGCGGTCGCATCAGTTTTGCCGAGACGGGTGGCCCTCGCGCGCTCCTGCTCATAGCGGACGGCGTGAACCTCCAGGCATACGACCTGCTCGAAGGCGGCGCGCTCAAGCCGGTGCAGCTCCCAGAACGCATCACCGAAGGCCGCGGCACGATTCGCCCGACGCACGTGGCTGTGGTCGGCGGCTCGATCGTGGTAAACGATGCGGGGAGTGGCTATTGCTACTACTCGAAGGCGTACCCGCTCGCGAGCGATACGCGCACGATGTTCCAGATGCAGGACGGCAAGCCGGTCTATGCGCCCGACGGCGTGACCGTACTCACCGAGGACTTGGACGCGTTCGCGCACGTGTTCGAGGACGATTACCACGTGCAGCAATATTTCAATACCGAATCGTCGAGCGACAACATCAACGGCATCTATGCGGTCGGCCCTACCTTGTACGTGTTCGGCCCCAAGACGGTCGAGATTTGGCAGCGTGGTACGGGAGAATACGAGGATTGGGTGCGCACGTCCTACACCGCGCAAAACTCTTTCGGCCTTGAGGCCCCGTTCTCGGTGGCTTCTTCGGGCTCGGTGGTGTACTTCGTGGCGAGCGGCGCGCAATATGGCAAGTGCGTGATGATGGCGACCGGCACATCGTTCAAGAAGATTTCCGAGCAATGGCTCGATGACAAGCTGCTGGAGAATCCCGAGGGGCAGGCTTACGGGTTCTGCTATTCCGAAGGCGAGCACAACTTCTTCGTGATGCAGTTGCCAGGATGCAACGAGACATGGGTCTACGATGCGCTCGATGGCGGGTGGCATCAGCGGTCAACCGTGGGCGACCTGGGAACGGATGTGCGGTGGCGCGCGGAGTCGGTCGCATATTGGCGCGAGAAGTTCTACGCGTTCACGCGCGACGGCCTTGTGTGCACGTTCATGCGCGACTACTTCGCCGAGGATTTCCGCACGGGAGAAAAACGCCCGGTCATTCGCAGAAGGCAGACGGGCGTGGTGGTCGACAACTTCCGGCCCTTCACCATCGAGGAACTCGCGGTGGAGTGCAACGTGGGAATGTTCGAGAATTACGACACCGAGCCGAAGATGATGCTCGAGGTGTCGAAGGACGGAGGCCACACGTTCGGAACGGCGAAGGCCGCAGGGCTCGGACATACTGGCCAGTATTCGCACCGAGTAAGATGGCGGAATCTCGGTATGAACCGCAAGTGTGTCATCCGCGTGAGTTTCTCCGCACCCGTTGACCTTGTAATCAGTTCGTGCGAGGTTCGCGCGACCGCGACGGAGGCGATGATCTAATGCGCTCCGGCATCATCAACGAGACCTCCAAGATTACGGACGTTGTGGGAGTCCTCACTGGCTCCTGGTACGAGCATTACCGCAACGGATGGCACGTTGTCAAGACCCCGTTCGTGCTCTCCATGAGCGGGAGTTTCGCGGCAGGGCCGGTCGAGTTCCCGACCATCCCTAACCGCTACGGCATCGCACGCTGGGCGAACGCTACGGCGAGCGGGAACATACTCGTCAAGCCGAAACAGACGAACATCGTGCTGCCGGAAAACGCGTTCGTGGACATCACCATCTACGGCATCGAGGGAAAGTTATGAAGAACGTAAAGAACGTAAAGGACGAAAAGAAGAAGGGCGAAGGCAAGGAGGACATCTACTCCATTCGCGACAAAATGAAGAAACTCCAGGAAGCCATCGAGGACTACATCGACAACATGGAACTCGACGGCAAGGAAAAGGAGAAGGACTAATGGCGAACTTTATCGACGACCTCGCCGACGCTCTCGGGTTCGGCAACAACAAGCAGACGGACGCGGCACAGCGCACTCTCGACGAGATGCTCGCGCGTGCGAACGGCGTGTCCGCGCAGAACCGCGGACTCATCCGCGATTACTACGACCAGATGAACGGCACGTTCTCCGAAGGTGCCGGCAAGTACAACGAGGCGGTCGCATCACTCGCCGATGCCATCGCGCACCAGGGCGACTACGACAAGACTGTGGATGACTTCCTCGACCCCGCACGTGAACAGCGAGTGCAGGCGGCAATGAGCGCAATCAACAACAGCGCGGCGGCGGGTGGTTCTCGATTTTCGTCCAACTACCTCGACAAGGTGGCGGCGAAGCAGCAGGCCCTCGCGAGCGAGGAATGGCGCAGCGCATACGACCGCTTGATGCAAGACCGCCAACAGCAACTGCAGCAGGCGCAGACGGGAGTGCAGAACCTCGGCACGATGGCAAGCATCTACGGCAACGACCGCAACAACTTGATGCAGGCGTTGAGCGACTACACGAGCAACATGGCGAACCAGAACAACGCCGACTTGCAGATGGCGACGGATGTCATGGGCCAGAAGGCGAACCTCGACGCGAACCGCAAGGGCGGATTCTCCGCAATCCTCGACGGCATCGCCCCGATGGTAAAGGCTGCAGCCCCATTCTTCGGAGGATAGCACGATGCCCTTGTCAATCAACTTTAGGTGGAATGTTCCCGCACTCGACAAGCCCGAACCCGAGGCAATCCGCTCGGGCTGGAAGTCCGCTATGAACGACATCGGCGAGACGGGCCGCTACTTGCGAACCCGTGCCGACATCAACGAGCAGAAGCGCATCGCGGAAGAGGACAGACAACGCCGTATCTCCGAGGAGGAACGGCAGAAGAAACTCTACGGCGACGCGGCGAACAGCATCCGAGGCAAGGTCGCCGAACGCGCTGCACTCGTAAAGAGGCGCGACGAAATCAAGGCGCGCATCGCTGAATTGAAGGGAACGGGCAATGGCTAGTTTTTCGCAAGTAGTGGAACTTCTCGGGAAGGTCGCGCTCCAGATGCTTCCGGGCATAATGCTCGGCGGCGGTAATTTCTCGCGCGCCATCGAGAAGGCCGCAGCGAAGAAGGGCCTGAAGGGTGCGGCGATGACGTACCCAGGACTCACGCGTGAGTTCATCTACCCCATTACCTACGTGGCGAACTCGCCCACGTGGGTGAACAACGCCACGCTAGACCGCAACATCGCACCAGAGGCCCTGCGCTCGCAGACCCTCGAGGAACACAACCGCGCACTCATGGAAGGCGGCGACGTGGCAGAGCGCGCTCTTGTGTCGTGGTGGCCCAACGAGGACGGCACGGTAAGGCAGAACCCTACACCGGGTTCTTCTGCCGTGTCGGGCGTGAAGATTCTACCGAACAACAAGATCCAGGTGCAGTTCCGTGGCGGCGGCAAGTGGTACACATACAAGGGAGGGAGGAATCCGCACGAGGCATCTATGGCCGCTGCGGAACTCCTGCAAGCTCCGAGCATCGGGCGTATGATGAACCGCAACGGAAAACTCGCGCACACGAGCCCGACGGACAAGGACGGCTACATCGACAACAACGTTGGCGCATGGGCGCGCAGACACTACGACCCGAACTGGTAAGAGGACATTATGAGCGAATTTGGATTTAGATGGGCGGGTGCTCCCGCGATGCAGAACGGCGGCGAGGACGCGGCACTTGCCGGACAGCAGGCGCAGATGCAGGCCAAGGACGCCGAACTTGCGCAGCTCGAAACGGAACTCGCGCAAGTCGAGGCGCAGATTGCGGAGTTCGACCGCATGAACCCCGGCATCGCCTCGGGCGACATCGACATTGCCGCGACGATGATGGAGGCGGGAAATATTGCCCCGTACCAGCAGGCGGTCAACACCGAAATCGGGCGCAGGCAGATGAACGCGTCCGGCAGGGATGCTGCCGAGTCCGCAGTCCGCAACGCTATCGCGAACGCGAAGAAGTTGGAATGGGGCTTGCACGAGGCGGACGACTGGATGCAGCGCAAGACGCGTGGCGAGATGAAGGCCGCGCTCGACGATGCGAAGTACGTAGCCGAGAAGAACGGCATGGATCTCCCGCGCGAATACTACGACCTTCTCAAGAAGGTTGACGAGGGCGCAGCCAACGACACGGGCGTGGGCGGCGGCGATACGGTGCTTGCGGACACGCAGCGCATCGAGGGCCTTGTGCGCAACAAGAACCTCCACGACAAGGACATCCGGGAACTCTACGCGAAGGCCGACAAGATGGGCGACAATTCGAGCGAGGCGGCAAAACTACGCGCACTTGCCGACAAGTACAAGAACTCGACCGCAGAAGCGGGTGAACGCAGAAGGCAGGCGAAAGCGAAGGCGAAAGAAGATGCCAAGAATTTCGCTGCAAGAACCGCAAACATGACCGAAGCCGAACGCAACCTTGAATACAACAGCGCGAAGGCCAGCGGAGAAAAGTGGACAAACTTCTTCAAGATGTTGAACGGGAAGTTGGTGGAGGACGTGAAGTAATGGCTAAATACTCCGACATCATCAAGAACGTGAACGAGAGGGCCACAGCGGGCGACCTCTATCTCGACCCGCGTCTTGCCGCAACTGCGGAGAAGGTTTACGCGCCTACCGACGAACTCGCGGCAGACTCCATCATTGCGCAATTTCCCAATCAGTTCGAAGGAGTGAAGGCCGCCGGCGAAAAGGCGATAATTCCAGACATCAGCGTTGCCGCATCTCTTGTCGGATTGAACGACATCAAGGACGGCCCGACAAAAGAGGAACAGTTCATCGACCTATTCCCGAAGAAGCAGAAGGAATGGAAGGAGGACATCGTCGCGGACGAACGACTCGGCAAGCGCGGTTGGGAAAGCATCTACAATACATGGAAGGCCGCAAGCGTGTCGAAGATGATGCGCGACATTGACGAGAATCGCGAGAAGGTATTGAGCGAAGGTTCTGCCGTTGCAAGACTACCGATCGTCGGCGACGTAGACCTCGGCAATGCCGGAAAATTTATATCGCAGGGCGGGAACTTGCTTTCAAAGATTTTCACTCCACGTAGATACGAAGCCATCGCTCGTGGTGATGACCCGAGTTTCACCGACACGGCAGGCGACATTGTTGAGAATGCCGCATACATGATACCGGGCGCAACTTTCGGCAAGATTATCTCCGGCGCAAACAAGGCCGCGAATGCCGCGAAGTTCGGACTCGGTATTGCTTCCGCTCCTGCTATTGCGGAGGTTTTTGACGCAACGACTCGCGGCGACGATGACCCGAACGCAGACCGCAGGAACTTTTCGTGGGGTGACGTGCTTATGGGCGCGGCGACGAATGCTGCAGTAAATCATGGCATTGTTCGTGCTATGGGTGGCTTGTACAACACCGCGCTCGGTACTGCACAAGGCGGCGTTCGTGGAAAGATTAGAAACTTTGTCGACAACATCGGCAAGTCCTCGTATCAGCAGGGCAAGGATGCGCTCGCGAAGGCTTCCGAGGACGCAAAACTTCCGCGAGTCGGTGAAGGTCAACTCTCGCCCGAAATCCTGAACGGCGGTGTCGGCGGTGTCCGCTCCATCGGAGAGGCAGCCGGAAAGCAGGCCGAGGACTTCGTGAAGTTCTCGCAGATTGTTGACAACTTGAACTATATGCCCAAAATGTCGAAGGGCGCAAACATGAGCGATGTTGTGGACTATCTCGCGGAAACTCCCGAAGCGAAGAGCCTCGTGCAGCGCGTTCTCGAAGGGCCTTATGCGAAGGACGCGATGAACCTTTTGCGCGGCAACAAGTTGACACCGCGCGAAAAGTTCGATGACATCGCGCAGCAGGCCCTCGGCACTTATGTCGTGAACAAGTACGGCAGCAGACGCGATGCGGACGTGATGACGCGAGTCCTGGGCGGTGCGACCTCCGGATTATTCAGCATGGCGGGAGAAGAAGTTGACCCGAGGTTCGTGCAGAATTTCACGCGCCAGGAACACGAGGATTTTGAGAAAGAGGAAAACCGCAGGAAGGTCGAGAAGGCAGTCAATGGCGAGAATCTTTCCGATAATGACAAGAGGTATATCGAAATCGTCAAGAACAACCCGAACGTAATGAAATACGGATACACGTCGGACGATGACCCGCATGGCCGCAAGTTCAAGATGTGGCTGTTGGAACGCGGCAACAAGTTGCTCGCCGAAACGGGTCTTGTGCGCCCTACATGGGAGGCTAAATAATGAACAACATCCAGAAATTCAAGAAGTTTTCCGCGCGTTCCAAGTCGGCATTTTCTGCGCTCCGCGAACGCATTAAGAACGACCGCGAGCTGCTCTCGGGCAAGCAGTGGAGCAAGGATGACGACAAGTTCATCGACGTGTCGCGCAACCGCATCACGATTAACGTCATCGCGAACCAGACGCACTCTGTCGCGAACTCCTACTCCGCATTCCCGTTCACGTGGTACACCGGCAAACAAAACATCGACGAGGAAATCGACAACTTCTTCGCGCACGATGCCAACCGCTTCGCAACGCAGGAGGCCCTGCTGGACTCCGTGTCCTTCGGGCTCGGCGTTCTCGCGCTCGGCTCCGATACCGACACGAACGGAAACGAGATTCCCGTCATCTACTCCGTGTCCGACATCGACCGCGTGATGCTTGACCCCGACTCGGTCGAACTCGACGGCAGCGACGCGATGGAAGGCGCGCTCGTCGACTACCGTTCCCGCGAATGGGTGCGCGTGCATATGGGCTCGCAGTACGTGCCGAGCGAGGACGCGCAGATGATCGTGGGCGACGGTGCGGGATGCTCAAACCTCGTGCCGATTATCACCTACTACTGGCTCGACACCGACGGTTGCCACGTTACGACATTCATCAACGACCGCGAGATGGTCGGCGAGGAAGATGCGCCCGAGCAGGTCATCCCAATCCACCGCATCCCGCTGTTCCCGGTGTGGGGCGAGCGCACGTGGGATGGCGACAAGAAGTCCTACACGGGGCTCGTATCGAAGGCGAAGGAAATCCAGCGCATCGTGAACATGGCGTTCACGCAGCTTGGCGAACGTCTTGCGCTATCTCCGAAACCGCAATGGGAAGGAACGCTCGAGGCATTCAAGGGGCTCGACAAGTATTACAAGAAGGCAGGCTCGGGCATAAACCCGATTATCCCGCACAACAGACTCGCGAACGACAAGAAAACACCGCTCGAAGCACCCAAGCGATTCGACAACTCGGTCCAGTTCCAGGACGTGTCGGGCATCGTTCAAAGTTCGCTCGGCCTGCTCTCCAGCATTACGGGAGTTGACAGCAAGGGCCTCGCGGACACGTCCACCGACGTTACTGCGACGGCGGTCATGTACACGAGCAAGGTGTTCCAGAACAACGTGCGCCACTACTTCCAGCACCTCCGCACAAGTTTCAAGGCATTGGGAGACACGGTGCTTTCGCTGCTCGGTCATACCGACGTGAACGTGGAAGTGGCGCAAGGGCCGGAAGAATACATGGAACTGCAAGTCGCGCGTCAGGAACTCGCGACCCTCGTGGGCGTTGTCGATCCTTCGCAGAAGCGCAGCATCGTGAATGCCATCTTGCGCACGCATCCCGACAACGACATCCTCGCGAACCTCTACGCGGAACTGAACGCGATGCCGCAGCCGACCGAGATGGAGATGCAGATGCAGGACACCATCGCCAAGATGAAGGAAGCCCTCGACGCAAAGGACAAGGAAATCATGCAGCTCACGGCGCAGGTGTATACCTACGAGAAGTCGAGCGCGGACTTCGACAAGTCCTTGCTGGCCGAGTTCCTCAAGGCTCGTCAGCAGCATGAGTTCCGCATGGAAGAGAACGCGCAGAAGGCGATGCTCGACCAGGGCGGCGATGCCGTCAAGAGCGCGGCAGAGGCGGACAAGGCGCAGATGGACCTGGAGCAGAAGGCGGTGCAGCTCGAGGCGCAGAAGGTCAAGAGCGCGACCGAAATCATGAAGGCAATGGGAGTGTAAGATGAAGATTGGATTCAACCCCGGTTCTATTGTTGATGCGAGCGGCGCACCCCTTCAAGGGCGCGTACTCGTGTATGTCCACGACAGCCTCGAAAAGAAGAGCATCTACACGTTGCAGGGCTCGGAGTACGTCGCGAGCGAGAACCCCGTCCTGCTCGACACGACGGGCCGCATCCCGACCACCTTGTTCTTCGACGTTGGCGTTGTGGACGTGCTCGTGCAGAAGTACGTGGGCGAACCCGGACACCTCGCGGACGAAAGCCCCGACGAGGATTTCGAGGATTTCGACCGCTTCGAGGCGGGTTTTGATTTCGACCCGACGCAAGCAGGCACGACCGAGGTGGAAACCATCGCCGACTTGAAGGACATCGAGAACCCGTCTGGAGTCGTGCGCGTCAATTGCTACACGACACCTGGCGACACGTTCCCGCGCTATTACTTGTGGAATCCGAACTGCACCGCAAGCGAGGATGGCGGGTGCGTTATCGCCGACGACCACGACGCAAGCGGCATGTGGTGCTACTTGTGCGAAGGTGACAGCATCAAGTCAAGCGTGTATGGCATCAAGCCCGGAACGGACGAAACGAACCTCGGGTCATTCTGCGATGCGCCACTCGGAGTGAGCGGCGACTATGTCATCACGTACCCTACCACGTTGTACGTGGAGCTGGGCGTATATGCGTATAATGCCAGTCTTTCCGTCACGAACGGAAGGAAGGTGATTTTCTCCTGCAAGTCCAAGTTCACGGCTGCGGTATTCTACCTTGACGAGTTCGACGTTGACGGAAGGAATACTGACTACATTGCCAACTTTTATATAGAGAATGGACACCGAAGAAAGAGCGTCGAGGTGCATTCTTCGTGGTTCAGGGATGCGTTTTATCTTTGGAGCGACTTCGGTGTCATTTATCTAGAGTCTACCAACTACTTTGCGAGCAACTCGTTCTCTAGTTCCGTATCGGTCCATAATTCTACAATTATCGGCAACGATGCGTACTACCAGCCGACATTCACGCTTGACGGGCATTTGCGCTTCGAGAACTGCACGTTCGTCGGCAGCAAGTTGTTCCAGCACTACGGATTCAAGGCAATCTTTAGCGGGTGCAATTTCTCCGACAAGTTGTTCTACAACATGGATTCCGGCAACGTCGATTTCGGCCTATTGTCGCAGGGGCATAGCATCCAGGTTGACTCCTGGCAGATTACCGACGCGCTTGATGCGAATGTGTGGATCGCGTGGGCGAAGGCCGAAGGAAAATATTTCGTTGACCTCCAGGGCCGCACTATTGACGGGTTTGTCAACCCGTGCTTCCGTCGCATCTCCAACGGAACGATAAACGGCTCGGTCGCGACAGAGGTGGACATGGAGTTCGACAACATCCTCGGCAACCTATCCACCTATCCGATGGACAACAGCGGGAAAAAACTGGTCCTGCGCAACTGCCATTCCGTAAATATCGTGAACTCGGCGAAGTTCGGCAGCATCCAGGCATTCGACTCCGACCTAACCACCTCCGACGGCAGCATTGACGCGGAATACACCGCTTTAATGCAGCGTGGCGGCACGTTCAACGGAAGCATCGTATGTTCCGGGTTTATTGCTGCAAGTGGCACGGCGAACGTCTCGAAACCCGTCAACTTTGACGGGTGCATACTCCAGTTCAATGCGGCGTGGTTTAATTACGTTACGATGCGGAACTGCGAGTGCGCCGACGACATCCACGTCATCCCGTATTATGACACCGACGACAGCGCGTGGAAAATCAATGCCGAGTTCACGTGTTCCGTGCTGAATGGCGACCTGGTATTCACGGAATCGCTGAACGAGAACGTGGACGTGTACGACGTGGAAATTGAGCGGCTCGTCATCGCAAACTGTAGATTCCCGTCTACGGGGACTATCAAGATGCCGTACTGGGCCAACAATTCCCCGCACACGTTCCTCAATGGCGACCAGCCAAGCGTCTACAAGGGCAATATCGGCTCGAACATACCGAAGGAGCCGTATTCCGCGTCATACGACGCCAACGCGTACTTCCCGATTTTCGCGACCACGTATGCGTTGTCGTCCGTCATCGAGAGTATATGGAACACGTCCGGCTATACGTACTGCGAATACACCAACGACTGCCTCTATATCAAGTCCGACGGGTCCGTAATCGACGGTAAGTTGAAAATGTTGCACTTGTCCGAGAGAGAGGATATTAACGATATATTCAGCGTCCAGAAGGCGTTGCTCCGCACCGACCTGGCCTTGATGGGCAGCAACGCTATTGTAAAGGTTTTCGGCTAATAACTCGCGACAAAATGAAAAGCAAAGAGGAATAATATGAGTTTCTACAAAGAAGTACCCGGTCGCAAGACGACCCTCGAATCCACCCTCAAGTTCGACACCGAACCGAAGGCAGGCTCCACGAACCCCGTCACTAGCGACGGCGTCGCGAACGCACTAGGAATGAGTGTGGCTCAGCAATACGTTCCTGGCGAAACCTATGAAATCGGTGAGATTGTAACGCACGACGGCGGGTTGTACATCAACAACTACGGCACGATTTCCGACCCGGACTGGGTCGAGGAACACTGGACGCCGACAAGTGTCGGGGACCTTATTGTGTCCGGCATGTGCGATGCCGACAAGATGCAGGTAATCGCAGCCGCATTGAACGACCTCGACGCACGATTGAAGGCTGTGGAGGAATCTATCTCGAGCGTGAACATCGGCTCCCGTGTAGCTGATGAACTCGACGCGCAGTCGCTCAAGGTCGGAGGCGAAGACATCAACACTGTTATACAGAACGCAATAGGAGGCTAATATATGTCCGGCGTCAATTCATCCAAATTCATCAACCGCTACGAAAACAATGCGCAATACGTCGCCGATGCAAGCGAGCGTGCTGCGCTCGGAAAGAGCACAGTTTCGCTCGAGGCCGACTCCAGCAAGGTGCACTTCGACGGCGTGAACGTCGTTGTTTCGCGTCCCAAGCAGGGCGACGCGGTGTATGTTCCGACCACGAGCGTGTACAGTGCGGCCACTCCGGGTAGCGACGTTACGGAAGGCTCTGTGACGTTCGTCGCTGGCGATACCGTTGACAACGCCAAGATGACGGCGGCGGGATTTACCGCACTCGGTGTCGTGGCGAGCGTGCGCGGAAACAAGTGCTACGTGATGTACAAGACTGTCGGAACTGTGGGGCCGTTCTTTACCGGCGCGACTTCTTCCTCTTACACGATTCCGTCCGACAAACTTTCCGATGCCGACCTTGCTAAAATCACGGCTGGCGACGCGAAGGATACTCAGGGACTTGTCGGATACCGCGCGACATGCAGCGTAGACGTACTGTTCGCGTGGCTCACTGGTCGTGGCGGCGCGAACAAGAACGAGGGCTGGAATGGCGGTGCTAACGGGTTACAGAACGACTTCCTTAACGGAACCGACTGGGGCCTGACACTCGGTCCTGCGGCATCCATCGTTACGGCTCATGACGCCACTACTTACAAGGTGGCCGAAACTATCGCCAAGTTTGGTACAGGTGAGACAGGCTTCCGCAAATATTTGGAATCTCGTAGGCTTGCGTATCCGTGCTCGCTGGCGAGCAATTCCGTCGTCTTTCAGGACGGCAAGGCTGCGACGAAGGTGCTTGTCGATGCGAACGAAGCTGACAATTCGGCCTTCTTCCGTGTTGCGCAATTTGCCTACAACCATAACCTGACATGGGGTTCCTTCGGTCAGTTTGCGAATGTGGACGGGCTTCGCCGTGGCGACTGGTTCCAGCCTGGGTTCGGCCTCGTGCAGGACATCTTCAGGCACGTCAAGTATACGCTCGAGAGTCCTGCTGCCGACGTGTTCAACAAGACGCTGTCGAAAATCGGCGGCAGCACGCTTCAGCTTAACACTAACTCGAGCGATTCGCGCTATTGGCTTCCCTTTGTCCGTTCCCGCTCCTATGGCTGGAATTTGGCCAACAGCGGGAATCTCCCCGGCGGCTACACCCTGGACAACAACTATCGGGCGTTGTCGGTCGCGCTCGTCAATCTTTAGCAAATAGTGCGTATGCCGACCGAATCCACACAATGGAGAAAGTTCCTTCAGCCGGTAGTCACTGGGCTCGTCGCACTGATGGCGACGGGTGTCGGCTACTTGCAGTATCTCCAGCGCGGCGAGAGCGAAAAACGTGACTCCCGCATATCCGTGCTGGAGGTGCAGATGAGCGAGCAGGTCAAGGACTTGGACAAGTTCAAGATGCTACTCTACGACATACGCTCGGACGTGTCGTTCATTCGCGGGAAGATGGAGAGTAAGTAGAATGCTAGTCCTTGTACGCGATGCCTTCACAGAAACGGTCGTTCTGGGCCGTCTTTTCTTTGGTTGTACTTGCATCTGCTATACCCTTGAAAACCGCTCAAAAGCCATTCCATGCGGCACGTACAACATCTCGAACAGCAGGAGCCCGAAGTTCAAACGGGAACTACCGCTCATCTACGGCTACAAGGTCGCGGCGTCGCGCGGCATACGAATCCACGCGGGGAACACCAGCAAGGACTCGGCGGGGTGTGTTCTTGTCGGTATGGGACGCGATACGGTGGCGGGTTCGCTCACGGAATCCAGGCTCGCAGAAACGATGGTCACGATGCTTTGCCGTACCATAAGGCACTTGACAATTACGGAGTTGGGATGATTATCCACATACCCCTCGAGACACCAAGCAAGAAGAACTCCCGCGTGGTCGATCGTCGGACGGGTCGCACGTTCCCGAACAAGCGATACACCGAGTGGCACAAG